TTTTCAAAATCTAAAGAAAATTCAAGTGTTTCCAAAAGCTCCTACTCTGCCCCTCGCCTAGGCAAGAAGAGAGAGAGCAAGGTGAAGACCATTGAACCTGTCAGTAATTCTGATAAAATCATGGCAAACGACTCCCGCAGTGTGAGGTCAGAGATAGTTATCCTTTTTGATAACATGTTCTCCTTCCTATGCGGTCAGCAGATGGTGTTTGGTAGAAACCGTCGTGTTGCACAAGAGTCATCTCCCCTGAAAGGGAAGTGGAGCTCATCGAGCTGGTCCAATGACATTAGTCAAATGGACACGATGTTGTTCCTACTGGAGTGTCTTTGTTTTTTAGTAGACACACCTGTCGAGAAGGTTAAGCACCTCCTCGGGAGCCCTTTCTTGAAACCAGCTGATCTACAGACTTCCTCCGAACTGAAAAGTTCTAAGAAGCCGTCCGATACAGACCAGTTGAAACGTGAAAGGTGGGCGCGGAGAATAGTCGAGAATTCGAAAGGTATCGTTTTTGGTATCTGGAATTCGGCTTTTTCGTGTTATGGTGAAGTTCTATCCTTGGATTTATTCAGGGAATTCATCGTAGTATGGACTGTACTATTCATGCAGGGGAAGTTTGCAAAGCTTTGGAAGCTGCAAACCACTCTGCTCTTTTGTAAAGCCACAGGGCAACGAGAGAAACCCGTGTTCACCAAAGAAGATTTGCTTTTACTAACCGTACCGGGAAAAGAACCCAAAGAGGGATTCCTGGCCGGCGGTAAGTTCTTTCGCTATATGCGATCGAAGCTTCTTCTTCCTGAAAAAGAGAAAGTACCTTTCTTTTATTCCGTAATGCAAACTAAGAGATGTACTCAGTCACTATCATGGATAGATGAGTTAGCATCGCTTTATAAGCATAGGGATAATATGACTGGCGCGGCCTTTAAGGGAAAGGAGGAGAGAGGAGTAAGAGAAGAGAAATCGTTCCGTTTCGATGAAAACTGGGAAGAGGTTACCACTGTTGTACCAGATTTTGGCACAGTTGGTGAGACCACTGACGCTGCTTGTGAGAAGATGACTGAGATAATATCAAAGTCTCTCAAGCGAGGTAAGCGGATTGGATGGCGTCCCCCGTCTATAAATTCGACGTTCACGCACTCAAGAAAAAGTTGTGGAGCACAAGGATGGTTCTCATCATTCTTTCAAGATTTGAGACCGACTTTTGTCGGTTTTATCGAGGAAGGATGGAGACCAGTACCCATATATGCCCCACTTTCATTAATTGAGGAGATCCATGAATTCAATCGCCAAATGATTTATTGCGATTTAGAGTTTTACCGATCCCCGTTAATGTGCTTAAGCGCCCAAGTACACACCGTCCTAGAACCTTTGAAGGCTAGGATTATTACGTCAGGTGATGCACCGACGTACCATTGGGCTCGTATGCTCCAAAAGACCATACATGGCGCGCTCCGTAAGGATCGCTACATGCAATTAATGGGTCGGAGACACGAGGCTGAACTCTTTGACGACGAATTTGTCGGAAAGGTAGTTCCCAAGGGGTGGTTTTGGGTTGCTGGAGATTATGATGCTGCCACGGACGGTATGAATCCACGTGTTTCACTTAAATACTGTGAAATCATTGGAAAACAGTTAAACCTGTGTCCGCTAGAGGTTAAGAGGCTAAAGTCAACCATGACTGGCCATCTGATCCACTACCCTAAATGGGCTGTTGAGGAATCGACGGCTCTCTCTCAGGTTGATCCAACCAAACCCCCACTGGAACCGGTCGTTCAGACCTGGGGCCAGTTAATGGGCAGTCCATCTTCATTTCCGGCTTTGTGTACAATAAACATTGCGGGATTTTGGGTGGCTGTGGAACGATTTGAGAAAAGGAAAGTGGAGTACGAGGAACTCGCGGCGTATTGTGTCATGGTTAATGGAGACGATATTGTCTTCATAGCCAATGATGAGCTCTACGATATCTGGAAGGATACGATGGTGGAATTGGGGCTGACCCCTTCCATCGGAAAGAACTTCCAGGCACGGAACTGGATGATGATCAACAGTACTTGTTACTGGATTGATTACACCTGGACACGAGAGGAGTGGACGAAATTCGCACGTATAGAGAGTGTGGAGGAAATGGAGAAGGAAATGGATGGTACTGAGCGAACTGTTGTATTTGGGATTAAGTCGATGAATCATGTCGATCCAGGTCTCATTGCAGGTATAAGCAAGGTCCAATCCGATACCCGTAGGGAAGAGATGTCAGAGCTAGATGTCGATGCTCAGTTATTCGCGACTTGCGCAAAGCTGAGACAGGCCATCGCTCATATTGACGATCCTTCGCAGGTTGATCGAATGGTGGAATGCTTCCACTACCACAACGGTCGAGCGTTAAAAGCCTCTAAGAGGTCTTGGACGCTCCCGGACACGTTAGGTGGTCTGGGGTTACCTGGCGACTGTAATAACTCAACAGTTTTGCAGAAGTTAGTTGCCCTTAGGGTTGCCGGTGTTTCGTGGTTTGATCCAGAAGAAACGATACAAAATGATCTAATTCTATCAAGGTTGGATAAGAGAATGAATCTTTCAAGGCATCAAACGGAAAGAGGGGATGCAATCACAGCTTTCCAATTATCTCCAGATTTGATGAATGATCGAACTTCAGCCTATCTTGGCTTTAAAGTCCCTGATCTGTCCCACCTTGAACTAAGTTCAAGCCGTGAATTGACGGAAGGTTCCCTTTTTGAGAGAACCTTACGTCAGGCAGAGAGAGAGGCTGAAGGTATCGATTTAAGTTTCTTCGGGATGCTCGATTTCAACAAATTAGCGAATTTCCAATTCCTGAACGAGGAGTCGAGAGTCTCAGTGAGACCATCATTTCCTACGCACCTAAAATGGAACCCAGTTAGCTGGAACGCTTTGCTAGACCTCGAATTCGAAGGCAAAGTGATGGGAGAATTTGGAATTCTCCCTGCTCAAGACAATTCGGCGAACACCGAGATTGTCGCTCTTGGGGAAGAGCATCTAAAGACCTGTGCGGAATCCTGTGAGGGATCTACAGAATCGCCACGCAATGTGCCAGGGGAGACCGCCAATATAGGGGGTATCTCGCCTGATCCAGCAATCCTTCGCCCAAATGGGAGTGAAGGCCTGGTCGTCGATTCTGAACGCAGCTGGCTTAGTAGGTTCTCGAGTAATGATCGACCCATTGTCACACGTGTCCGACTCAATATAATTGATGTCAAGACTGGTGAGCAGATGGAAACGATCATTTTAAGAGATCCCACTTCGCAAGTGGTCTATTAGAATGAGCG